CAACGGCTCCTCCTGCCGGTAGATTTTCACGCCGGACGGCATGGAGGGCAGCAGGTCGAGGACCGCATTGGTCAAGTCCATGACGCTCATAATCCGATGGCTCCTATCAGCATGTCGTCGGCCGCGTCTCCCACGTATTCGGCGAGCGGGGGCAATTCCTGTTCGGCGAACTGGTAAAACCAGTGGGTTCCGCCGCCTTTCGCGGTGCCGAAGAACGCGATGTTGGCCAAGTCGGAGGCCCCGCCGTCGCGGGGGCTCACGTCCGCGTACACAGTGGTGCCGGTGCTGCCCATTTCGTAGCCGATGCCGATACGGCTGATCGCGTAGTTCGATGATGTCTGCAGGTCGGAGATGACGCCTTCCTTGACGTTTTGCGCGCCCTTCTTCACCGCCTGCGCGACCTTGACCGAAGCCATGGCGTGCGCGGCGGCGACACGACGGCCGAACGCGGTCAGCTCCGAAGCGTCGACTGTCACGTCACTCATTGCTGTTGCCCACCTCCTTCACGTTCCACCGGCATGCGGTCGCATGAGACTTCTCGGACTGCATGTTCAACAACCTGAGCTTCCGCCCCTTGAGATTCGGGTCGGCGGCTTCGGTTATCTCGCACACGTCGCCCGGCAATAAACCCGTGGTGCCGTAGGGGAAATGCACGTACATGCTCCACACGGGGGTGACGGCACCCAACGCTTCGACGATGCCGCCCTCCGTGTTCTCGGCAGCCAGACCGCCCGAGGTCTGCACCTTGCACTTGCCCTCATACACGGTGTTCGCAGCCGGTCCCACCAGTCCCGTTTCGGGGTCGGTGACCGGTTTGCCCATATGGGTGACGCGGCACTGGTCGGTCATCAACGATTCGGCGAGCTGTCGGCCTCGGTTGAGGATATGCTGCACGTTCAACGGAACACCCCTATGGCGATGCCTCGCATGCCGAACCTGTTGCGGAGGGCTCGTTTCGTGCCCTCGGGCAGTTCGAGTGCGTCGATGATCTCGGAGTCGCCCTGACGGTAGCCGATCTGCACGTCGTCGATTCGTGCGTACGATTCGTCGCGGTGAGCGCCGGGGCCGCCGTTCGACTGCTGGACGAGTCCGGCTGCGACCATGCTGCACACGAGGCGCACGATGTCCGGGGGAACCGGGTCATAGCCGGCGAGCATGGTGACGGTGACGGAACAGGGGACCATGTTCGGCAGGCTCCACAGGCTTTCCCTGTACAGGGCGTTGCCGAGCAGCTTCCAATCCCCGGTCTCCTCGCCGTCCATGAGCACGCGGCTCACGGAAATCACGGGGCGCATGGGCAGGTCGAGCCTGCGTGAGGTTTCGCCGGGGATGGTCACCGTGTATTCGCCGCGTGTGATGGGGCACCCTGCGGCGTCGCGCACCGCTGCGGAAACCGATTCGAGCAGCTTGCCCGCGAGCTTTTCGTCCGCGTATTCGATGCCGTATGAATCAAGGTCCTTGACCGTTGCCAGCGTGTCCATGAGTCACCCCCTATGCGGTTATTCGGCTTCGCCCAAGTAGGGCATGGCCTCATAGCTGCCGGCCATCACTTGCCCACCTTGAAGTGTACGGTGGCCAGCGCTTCGGGGCGCACGACCTTCGCGCCGTACAGGTGCAGGCCCTTGACGATGTCGTCGAAGCCCTTCTCCTTGCGGGTGGCCTCGACCTTGGCGATCTGCTCCGCGAACGTGGTGGCCGCGTTGGTGCCGGCGATGATGACGTTGCCCTCATCGGTCTGAGCCGAGGCAGAGCCGCCCTTGGCTGCGGGAGCGTTGTTGGACTTGAGGATGGTCATGCCCGCGGCCTCACCGACCACGCCGTTGAGCAGCGTGGAATGAGCGGACTCGGCGCCAGCGACGAAACGGCTGTCCTTGCGCAGCAGACCGTAGAAGTCCGGGGTGACGATGACCCAACGGCCCGCGTCTGGCACGCTCTGCTTGTCCAATGCGGTGGCCAGATCCACGATTGTGTCGTACGCCTTGGTGGCGGTGGCGCCGGAAATCGGGTCGAGCTTGCTCTTCGCGCCGGCTGCCATCAGGCCGGCCAGGTACTGGTCGGTCAGGTCGCGCAGCTTGTAGGCGGCGTCCCGGGAATATGCGGCGGTCAGGTTGTTCATGGCCTGGCGCTTCTCCACGTCGTCGATTTCGAACGCGAAGTACTTGCTCTGGTTGATGACGAGTTCGCCGGCGTCATTGTCGGTGGCCGGTTCGATGGTGATGTCGGTGTGGGCCGTGTAGTCGCCGATGCTGATGTGCGCGATGCCGGTGATGTGCACGGTGTCGCCGTAGTTGGCGATGTCGCCCTCGTAGTCGCGGTTCACGGCGGAACCGTAGACGAGGTTCTTCTGGAGTTCCAGCAGGATGTTGGCGCTCCACAGTTCGGGAATGAAATTGGTGATGGCCATTTAAGGCCTCCTTCCGTTAGTTGGCTCCGAGCAGGTCCTTCAGTCGCCCGTCCTGTTGGGCTTTGACGATTTCTGCGGGGCTCATGGTTTTCAGGTCGTCTCGGGTGAGCTGACCCTGATGGCGGTCGCCGTCCCGTGTTCCGCTGGGCGGCGTGATGTTCGCACCCGAGGGTGCTTGCTCGGCTTTCCCGAGATAAGGTTTCTGTTCCAGCAGTTCGCCGATCGAATTGGCGATGGCCTGGCTGTCCACGCTTCCGTCATCCGTGACGGTGAACTTGGACAGGTCGAGGTAGCGCAGGGCGTCGGCCGGGTCGGCGAGCTTGCCGCTGGCTGCGGCGCGGACTTCGGCCTTGAGGATGCGCTGGTTGGCGGCGGCAAGGGCCTCGTCCTTGACGGCCTGTTCCTTCCTGGCGGCCTCGTATTCGGCTTCCTTGCCCTGCAGGGCGGCGATCTGTTTTTCGAGTTCGTCTACCTTGTCGGCCTTGGCGTAGGCTTCGTTCAGTTTCTTTTCGAGGTCGCGGTTGACTTTCCGCTGTCCTTCGAACTTCGACTGCCAATCCTCGCCGCCGGTGTTCTCCGGCTTCTTGGCCTCGTTGTCGTCCGAATTCTGGTTCTGGTTTGCGGGATCCATGTTCTTCCTTTCGATTCGCTGGATCATTGCTGGAAAATCTGTCCGCCGGAGGTGACCCATCGGCGGTATTCGCGTTCGCACTGGGCCGCGATTTCGGGGGTGAGGGGCATGCGGCCATCGTTGGGGTTGCGGCCCTCCAATACGGCCTCGTAGCGGAGCTTCGCGGTCTGAACGCGCTTCTCGGCGGCGGTCAACAGTTCGACGCGCCCCTGCCGGTACGTGTTGTCGTGCAGCCACATGCCCTTGCGGATCTCGGGCACCTTGCCGCGCCAGTCGTTGTCCACGAAATATCCGTTGGCCTTCAACGCGGCTATGGTCTTCTCCCGGTCGCCTCCGGTCAGCGAGTAGATGCCGTCGATGGACAGGCGGCGTTTCATCCTCCGGCCGGACTGCTGGGCGTATTGCATGCTGGCCCACCCGTATCGTGTGGTGCCCTCGCTGGTGGTCAACGCCGTATAGCCTTTGCCCACCCTTTGCATGCCGCGTTTCGAGTTGACGACCTGGTAGATGTCGGCGCCATCGCGGATGGCCTGCGCGTAATTCGCGCCGAAGCGCTTGTCCTGCTCCTCACGGGAGAGGCTTTTGAAACCCTCCATAGGGTCGCTGATCCACCCCTGTTGTTTGGCCATGCCCTGGCTGCAGGGCACGTGGCGGCCGTGGCAGTGGGGGTGGCGCAGGAACCCCTCGTTGAATCGGAACCATTTGCCGGCCAGCAGCATGCATCGGTCGCAGCAGGTGGCGGATTCGACGCGGATGTAGCCGACCTTGGGACGGCTGGTGATGTCCAGTGATTCCGCCTGGCGGGCGGTGTCCATGACCGCCAGAGAGGTAAGCATGACCAGCAGGTTGCGCCCATATTCCAATGCCTCCAACGGGGAGCTGCCGGTGCGTATCGCGTGCAGGGCGGCGAACACGGGGGATTGGAAGTAGGAGGCGATGTCGAGGCCGGACGGAGCCCAGCCTGCGAATGCGTTCGGGTTAGCCAAAGCATGGGGAGTGACGTACACGCCCTGTTCGGCGAGCATCATGCCGCTCGCGTCGATGGCTGTCTCCGCCGACTTGGTTTGGATGGTGGAGAACAGGGTGAGGAAGTCGCGGCTTATCGACTTCCACGACGCCTGGATGTTATTGGCGTCGACCCTGTTCCATGTTCTGCGTGCGGCTCTGTCCGCCGCCAGCTCCAAGGTCGCCAGCCGTTTCTGACTGTAGGCCAGCACCTGAGATTCGACCGCCATCAGCGCCTCCGATCTGCAGGGCACGGTTCAACGATTCGAGTTCGGGGTCGGCCATCTCGTCGGCGCGCATGCGCATGATGCGCTGCACCTCGTCCGAGCTTTGGCCCATCTGCTCCGCGACCCATTGGATCGGGAAGCCGAGCTGCTTGTATTTGAGCATCGCGTCCGCCATCAGGGTTTCGCTGCGATACTGCGGGGTCGCGAACTGCACCTTGGAGTCGGCGATGATGTCCGCCTCAGCCACGTCGTTCTCGTAGCGCATGGCGATGCTGCAGATGTCGCGGATGGGGGATTTCAGGAAGCTGATGCGTTCGATGGTCTTGGATACGAGGCCGGCTTCGGCGACCTCGTAGCCGGTGGCCGGAACCTCCGCGTTCGTCAGCAGATAATGGCCGGGGGTGCGTGTTTCGGCGGCGATATGCTCCACCGCTTTTTCGATGACCGGGATGAACACGTTCAGGTTCGAGCTTGACCATTCGCCCAGGTCCACGTTGTCGCCGGTGAACTGGTAGATGCGCTCCAGCACCTGCTTGTCGAGTTCGATGGGCTTCTCGCCGACCTGCTGTCCCTCCTCGTTGTAGACGGGCTCGACGAGCGGGTCTCCGCCGAGGATGACTCGTGCCGGCAGTGAGGCGTAGTCCAATGCGTTCAGCAGGTAGGCCCATACGACGTTGACCGTGTCCTGCATCGATTCGACGTGCGCGATGTCGCTGATCGGCGCATTGTCCAATAGCATCTGGTTGCGGAACTCGCGCAGGGGGATCGTGTCCAGACCGGTGGGCTGAGGGTCATTCATCTTCCAGCCGTACACGTCGGGCGGCACGCGCTGGTCGGTCAGATCGAGCATCTTCTTGCGTTCCATGCTGACCGTCCAGCCGGGCAGCATGAGGGTGCCGTACTCCTTGTCGTCGCCCTGCTGGATGAGGAACCCGGCTGACGGCTGGCCGGTGCGCGCATCGTAGATGACTGCGGCGCTGTCCGGGTGCTCGAACGTGATGCGGGCCCTGCCGTCGACCTGCGTGACCAAAGCGAACGCGCGGCCCGTGGTGGTCATCATCAGCGCGGCTTCCTGAAGTCCGCGTTCGAAGTCGTTGCGGTCGAGGCATTTCATGATGCCGGTGCCGAGCTTCACGTCATCATAAGGGACGAAGCCCTTGAACTTGATGCGTTCCACCGGGGCCTGCGCCACGGGGAGGCACCAGTTGTCGGAGAAGTCGGAGAACCGGTCGCTCATGTAGCGCTTGAATTCCTTGGACGCGAACTTGAGCTTGCCGCGTTTGCCCAAGACGTAATCGGTGTGGGTGCCGATGCTGGGTCGACGGAACTGGATCTTATCGGCCAGTCGGTTCGCCAATGAGGACAGTTCCTGCTGGCTGTAGTCCATCAGTACCTCCTTCTGGTCGATGATCCGGTAAGCATGTAATTGTGTTTGCGAGCGCCCCAGCCGGCGGCTCGCGCGTCGCATGCGGCTTCGTGGGCGAGCACGCTGGTCACGGCGGCGTCTATCTTCCTGTTCTGCTGGGGTTTCGCCAGCCCGTAGCGTTCCAGGGTCTTGGCGACCTTTCGCGCGTTCATCATGTGGGTGCGGGTGATGGGGCAGCCGTCCTGTGTGATGCGATGTGTGGTCAGGTCGGCTTCGAATCGGCGCAATGCCTCGTAGACGGCTCCGATGCGGGAGCTGCCCGACATGCTCCATGGCATGAATTTCTTCGGCCCGTAGGCGCGATCCCATGCTTCTATCTCCGATTCCCATGACAGTTCGTCGCGGAAGCCGGGGTCGCAGTAGGCGCGTTCGATTTTGTAGCGGTCGTTGAGTTCCGCCCATGCTGCGGATACCTCGGCGCGGGGGATGCGCCCGCCCCACTGCTTCGGGTTCCAGATGGTCGCACGCCGGTCGGGCCCGTATCGGGGAGTGAATATCAGCCCGTCGAGGGTCTCCATCTTGATGCATGTCCAGTCGTCGTTCTCCGAACCGTCGAAGCCCGCGCATACGCGCGTGCCTTTTGGCGGGTTCGGCAACCAGAGTTCATGCGCCGGCATAGCAGCTCTCCCACAGTCCGTCTTCGAGCCATGCGCCGCCGCCCTGCACCAGACGGTTCCCGAAGAACCGTTCCGCTTGGGTAGGGTCGGTCTTCATCAGCGCCTTGGCTTCCGATTCGATGGAATTAAGGTCGACCCACGGGGAGCCGCGATACACGTATTCGAGCATCTTCAAGCGTTCGGATTTCAGATTGAAGTCCAACGGCCGGCCGTCGCGGTGACGCAATGATTTCGCGAGATCGGGGTTCCGGTAGAACACGAACACGTCGTCCTCGGCGTTCTCGAACACCTGCTGCGCGTAACTGTCCTCGCCCGGATCCCATGCGTTCGTCCACGCATGTGTGCGGCCGCCCATGCCGGCGGCTCCTCGGCGCTGCGTGGTGGCGACCGCTATCATGCCGTTCGATTTCGTGTACAGGCCGGCCTCGTCCTGTTCGGCGTCCGTGATCGGATTGCCCAGACGGGATTTCGCCGAGGCGGTGACCACGTCGATGCGATCCAAGTCCAAGGCGTCGGCCTCGCCTTCGCGCCCCGGCTGCAATATGCGGATGAAGGTGTCCCTCACGCGCATGAGCTCCTTGAGCGGGCCCAGCAGGATCGTCGCCACGAGAGGACGGTAGATGTTGCGTACCTGTTCCTCGGAGTTGGCGGTCAGCTGGATGAGCGGCGACGGATGTCGACGGCCTTTCGGCTCGCCCGGATTGTACGGCCACTCCCAGCCGCACGGACAACCGTTGTCAGCGCAACGGTACATGTCGCCTTCTCGCGCCCAGCCATCGAAGATGGTGGGCCCGCAGCCCTCGGCGGCGGTGAAGAACGCCGTGCATGGCCCCTTGCCCCATTTCTGCGGTCCGACGGTCAGCGTCATGCGGTATTCGAATGCCTGGTTGAGTACCATCGGGTTGTCGACGGTGACTTCCTCGGGCGGCACATATGGGGCGTCCTCGCGGATGCGCCAACGGTTCGCCGCCAGCCAGTACTGCCAGTCGGACAGCACCACTGGACGGCCTCGCAACGGGCCGTCAGGCTGCCGGCAGTGACGTTCGATCCATGCGCACACCAGATGCCCCAACGTGGGGAAGTCGATGAGCCATGAATCCTCGTCAGCCATTGCCGCTCATCCGACGCTGGTACACATGCTTCGTCTCGTCCATGGGAGAGCGTTCGGCGGCTGATTCCTGGTTCAGCTCCTTGGCCCTGCGGCGCGTGAACTCCGAATCGACTGGCTTCCGCTCGGCCTCCGCTTCGATTTTCCAGCCTAATGCCTGCAATCCGGCGGCGCTCATGCCGACGCGGTCGGAGATGCGCAGCAGCACGGTCAACGCCGTGGGTGCCGGCGCGATCTCGCATGCGGTGGAAAGCCGCGCGTACAACGCCAGTTCGTGAATCATCCACTTGAACTGGGGCAGATGCCAGGCGCGTGCCTGAGGCAGCTTCCACAGCCACTTCCACTTCTCCGCCTCAAGTTTGCGGACGCGCTCGTCATCGGCGGGCTCCAAGGGCCATTCCGGCGGCTTCATCCGGCACTCGGTGTTCGGCAGGCTCTGCAATGTGTATCCGAGTCTGCGGCTCTTCTCGCTGTTCGGGTCCTTGGCCGGCCCGGAGCGTACTCGTTTGCCTCCACTTGGCATGATGTTCACCTCTCGTCATGGCCTTGCGCCCTAGCGACAGATCGACGAGACCGCCCTCGCGGCGGCCCGCCAGCGATGTTTGAACCCTGCGCACCCGACAGACAGCTCACCGGCGGTCCAGTCAGGGGTGGTCGATACCCCACCCCCCTGGGTGTTGCCGGTCGTTTTTTTACTGTTTGGTATTGAAGCCTGCTGGTCTTGTTCTGCCGGTTTTCACGTCGTGGCATTGTTTGCATAATCCTCGTCCGAACTTCGGGTCGTTCGGATTGAGTCGCATGTCTATGAGTTCGATTCGCTCGTATGGATAATGATCCGCGATTGTGCTTGGTTTTCCGCAGAGCCCCTTGTGTTTGCCGCAGCCTCCGTGCTCGGGGTCGCCGGGGCATGTGCAGTATGGGTCTCGTGCGAGCACCTGCCTGCGAAACGATTGATGTCCCTTGGTGTTGTATGGGTTGCGTCCACGGGTACGGGTGCGGTCCCGTTGGGCTCGGGTGCAGGCGTCGCATTTGCGTGCCGGTGTCTCGATGAGGTTCGGACATCCGGGTGTCGAGCAGACTCGCCAGCTCATGTGTGCCTCGCAGTCATTGTGTCCGTTGGCGTGTCTTGGTGTCCTCGGCTTGCATATCTATAGTTATTGTGTTACTATAGATATGTCAGCCAAGGAAAGGAGGTGAACATGGAACAGATCGCGGAGCTGCTCAAGGCCATCGGGGAGTTCCTCTCCGGATTGGGTGCGGCACTCGCACCCATCGCCGCCGTGGCCGTCGCATTGATTGCGAAGAGCAAGCCGCGAAAGCCGCTGAACAGACGGCGCAAGCGGTAACAAGAGCCGTGGATTCCGGATAATCGTACTATCCAGAGCCACGGCTCCACTCCCAACTATTCCATGGAACATCATGAACGGCAAGATAGGAATCATCGCACTCATGTTCGGAGTCGTCAGCCTCGCGCTGGCCATCGCATCCCAGAGCGTACCGGCAGGTGTGTTCGGAATGTGCTCGGGCGTGCTGGGTTATCTGGCAGGAAGGGCAAGCAATGGCGACTGAATATCTCGGCGTCAAACAGGTCGCAGAACGCCTCGGCATCACCAGCGGCGGCCTGCTCAACCTCAAACTCCCCGAACCCGACGCCACGATAGGGCGCACGCGCGGCTGGTTGCCTGAGACCATCGATGAATGGAACGCTCAACGTCCGGGACGTGGTGTCGGAGGGGGGAGACCACGCAAAAACAAAGCATAGATACGCGAAAACCCAGCCACATGAGCTGGGTTTTTCGATACTAATCCACTGACATTATGCGGTCACAGTCAGCTCTTTGTCAAGTCCGCCACTGATGACGAGCCGGTAGACGCTGCTGTATGAAATGCCTTGGGGCGTGACATCAAGCTTGCCTCGGGATTTCCACACGGTGAGCGTATGCCTTTTGACGGTGATCCCCGCATCCGTGAACACCTTGGCTATCTCAGCCGCAGACCCGCGCCTGGAATCATCCCAACACAACGTCTTGAGCCTACGCAGTTTAACCGCCTGCGCTCGCTGTTCCCTCCCGCAGAACGGGCATGTCACCCACTGGTCTGCTGCCCCAGCGGTGAGCATGGTCTCGCATAGTTCGCAGGTTCCTATCTCGCGGCGTTGCTCCGGCGGGTCCAGCGCAGTATCGACTTTGCGTGCGATGCCGTCAACGACGTGCATGTAGAAGCCCACGTCCGCGAACGTGGCGAGCCTGGGGTGGCCTGCGCATGCGATGAGCGTGGCCTTCAGATCCTCGTTGCGTTTGTCTTTGCGCCAGTCCAAGGCATCGATTCCGTCGAGGCAACGCCATAGTTCACGGGCCGTGGCGTCGAGCATGTCGATCAGGTCGAGCACGTCGAGCCTGATTGGAGTCGGGGGAGTGGCGGTCTGGATTCGCGTGGGCGAATGCCCGCCCGGATGCAGGGTCGCGTCCAACGAGTCATGCAACGGCGTGACGTCGCGCGCCAGTCGCAGGAGCGTGCCGGCGAAACGCAGTTCGCACGTCTCGCACAGTGAATATCCCCCTTCGGTTATCGTTTTGCAGTTCTGGCAGTTCACGTTGGCCCCTTCCGGCTGGTCGGCTAGAATAATGTTTGCTTCTCATCGCCCTGGCCGACCATGGTTGGGGCTTTCTCGTATTTGAGCCGGCTGTATGGCATGTTCCATATGCGTTTGAATTCGGCTATCTCCTGCTTCGACAGTTTCGGCCCGCCCCATGGCTTGCCTGGCGGGCGTTCCCGTTTCGGCGGTTTGAACGGTTTGACGCTTATCCGGGCGAGATGACACATGTGCATGGCCAGATACTGGCCGTCCGGTCTGATGCCTGCATCTCCGCAGGTGCTACGGAGCAGCGGGTGGCCGACGGAGGGAAGCCACGTGACGCGGGTCAACGGCCGGCCGAGGATTATCGCCACGGTCAGGTCGTCACCCGCCACACACCCGTAATCCCACGACTCCCACACGGTTTCCCGATCCTCGATGACGTACAGGCCGCACCCCTCGCAGACGGTGACAACGAGGGGACTCGTTTTCGGGATGAACGCGCGAAGCCATGCTGGTTTGCGTTCACGGGCGCGTGGCCTGCTCACTCCTCCATTGCCTTTCTTCTTGCCGCGTCGAACGCGATTCTGATGATGTTCTCCATCCACGCGCCGGGGAGCGTGATGAACTTTCTGGTTTCGTCCATGGCGGCGGCAATCTCCTCTTCGGTGATTCCGCGTGACGCTCCGGCCTGGTATCCTCGTCCCCACGCCCACTGCAGGTCACTGTCGATGTACGACGGGTCACGCTGCTTCTGCGCCTCGATTTCACTGCTGATGATGCTCATTCGTTTCCTCCGTTTCGTTGTTGATTGCAGTTTCGATTCGTATGCACAGGTCGAGCGCTTCCCGCCAGCCAGCCTGGTAGCCGAGCACATACGCCTCTGCCGGCGACTCGCTGCCCAATCCCGCTGAGGCCAGTGCGCTGAGCGCCCGTTGAATCACGTCAATCGGTCCGGCCATGGGTCAGTCCTCCCATTTGATGTTCTGGATTTCATGCAGCACCGCTTCGCAGGCGGTGATGAGTACGCTGAGCATACGGCGGCCGTGATGTCCTCTCCGGTCAAGGTTGAACAGGACGGGATGGCCTTGACTCCACTGGTCGATGCCGATGGAGGCGATTGGGATGGTTTCGACCAGATTGGTGTCAGCATCCTCACAGCGGTATTGGATGGTGACGGATTCTTTCATGCTTCCTCGCTTTCAGTCGTGTAACAGTTCGTGTCAAGCCAGTCTGCGATGAGGCGGAAATCCTTGGCCCATTGGATGCGGGTCTCCCGTTCCCGCTCGTCCTTGGGTGCCGGTTTCGGCTCGTCGAAGGTGAGCAGTCCGTATTCGGGTTTTTTCAGGTAGTGGCAACGAGCGTGCTTGCCGTTGGCGGCCGAGGCGACCCGCTTGTAGTTGATGAGCTGGAGGATATGCAGCATCTCCAATGCTTTGGTCGGATCGAAGTTCGGCGTCTCGGGGTCTGCGTCGAACCGCTTCCTCAATTCGGGCACGGTGCCTTCTCCGTTGCACAGCTCCCATGCGGTCGCTTCGACTTGTTCTCTGAATGTGAGTGCCATTTTGGTCTCCTTGGGTTTTGAGGGAATATCTAGTGTTGTTGAGGGGTGTTTTTGGGCTTTTCCGAGGGGCGAGCCTTAGCTTTTCCCACACCCGACCACACACGTAGTGTGGTCGGGGAGTGTGGGGAAGAGCTAGTCTCGGTGGCTCAGTTTTTTTGGGAAGAGCTGGGAAACGTTCGGGAAAAACGGAAAATCTAGATGTCGAGGTGGTTCCCATCGTCCAATTCGCTCACCTCCTCCCTGCTCATACGGTCCACGAAAGAATCCGACTTTGGGTCGTCTATCTGCCGGTAGGGGCGTGCCGACCGGTAGCATGCGCGGTTGTGTCTGCTGGCGCGGTTCGTCACATACCCCTCCTCCAGCAGCAGTCTGATGGCTTTCGACATAATCGCGGTCTTGGCGCCGGAGCCATCCGATTTCAAGGCGTCGAACAGTTCCGATTGGCTTGGTTCCTCTATGGCGTTCTCGACGAGCTGACTGATTTTCTCCATGAGTCCGGTGGGTCGGAAGTCGTCGCGTTTCGCCTGTCGGTCTTCGCTGGGCATCATGTTTGGTCGTGCGATGGTGACGCGCATGAGTTTCGGGTCAGTGCTGTTGATTTCGATGCGTGCGGCTTCGCGCAGGTGCGAGCCATTCGAACTCCAACTGACGGCGCAATGCTCCTCGATCTCCGAGATTCGGTCTTTGCCTGATTTGATGACGATGGTGCCTTTCACGCCCTTGCCGACGGGTTTGGTCATGTCCACGCTGTAGCTGATGCCGTCGATGAGTGCGAGTTTCTGCATGCTGCCGCCGGCGTAGCGTCCCCGGTTGTCCTTGCTTTTGACGACGTGGTCGATGAGTACGACCGCTGGCCCGCATGCCGAGATGAGTCGGGGCATGGTGTTGTACCAGGCTGCGATGTCGTCGCCGCTGTTGCTGTCGAGGCCCGCGTAGGCGAGGCAGCTGGTGACGCCGTCGATGACGGCGAGCGTGGCGGTATCGGCGTAGTCGAGGGTCTCGCGCCAGCCGCCGAGGCTGGTGGGGCTGCTGGGCTTCGCGGACGGGCGCACGTAGTGCAGGTGACCGATGATCTGTTCGCCGGATACGCCGAGCAGCAGGAGGCGTTTGACCACGTTGCGTGCGGAATCCTCGTAGTCGATGTAGATGACGTCACGGTCTGCCTTCAATTCCTGCGCGGTGGCGATTTGGGCGATCATGCTTTTGCCGCAGCCGGGTTCGCCGTGCAGGTCGTTGACCGCGCCCCTATAGAAGAGGCCTTGGCCGTCCTCTCGTTGGAACACGGTGGGCGTGGGCGGCAGTTCAACGCCGGAAGCGAGCTGGGTGAGGTCTTCGAACTGCCAGCTGGAGGAGGCGTTTTTACTTGCCTCGCGACTTTCCATTGAACCGTTTTGAACCGATGCGACGGGTGTTGAACCGGCTTGAACCGGCATTGTTCCAGTGTTTTGAACTGCTTCCGGGTGACTTTCCTCCATTTGACTCGCAATCGTGTTTTGGGTGGGTTCGTTGAACTCGCCGGGCAGCATGCGTTCGATTTTCGACTGCTCGCACGGATCCACATGCGATTGCACGCCGTTGACCTTCTCCATCGCGCCACTGAGAATGCTGGCCCATTCGCGTGCCGCCTCACGCTCCTTGCCCGGACGGTCGGGGGCCACCTCGGCGATGAACCGTGGCTTCAATTGGTTGATGGCGTCGAGAGCCCCCCGGTGTCCCTCCTGCGCGAAGTTAACCAACGCCCAGACGGCCTGCAGCGTGGTGTCATGCCTTGAGCCTTTGCTTGCCGGGTTGGCGAGCGTCTTGTTGAGGAACGTGTTGACGGCCTTGCACATGCGGTCGTCGTATCCCCTCGGATTAGAGGCGATTGGAGTGGTCGACGGGTTTGAATGTGTCAGGTTCGCCATGCTGTCGGGTTTGCGCAGGTAGTCCACCCACTTCCATGGCAGGGTCGCCAGATCGCTGATGCGGGGGAGCGTGCTGGCAACCCTGCCGCTGGGCGTGTACCAGCAGTACATTTCGCCACTCGGGTGGATCGACGGCCAGACCACGGAATACCGGTGGCCGGGCTGCAGGATGTCGACGCCCTCGATGGCTCCGCCCTTCCAGGCGAGCCCTTCGGGCACCTTGTAGAACAGGTGGCGTGCCGGCGAATCGATGCCGTGCGACGTGCTGCTCCACGTGGCCGGCAATACGCCCAGTTCCTGCGAGAGCTCGCTGATGCCTTTCGCCCCGTCCGCCTTGACCTGGTGCCCTTGTGCGGAGTCGATGTCCAACACCAATACGCCTTCGGGGATGACGATTCCCGTGTTCGCGTCCGGGGTCGCCTGCGACCAGACCTGTACTTGTTCGTCGGTGACGGGTTTGCGGCTGCGTCCCGTGAACCCGCTGGGCGGCGGGGTCTTGCGGCCTTCCGGCAGGGGGATGACCTGCATCCAGCCCGCCGCACGGTACAGGGGCGCGGCTGCCGCGTATCCGTAGATGTCGGTCATCCTTGAAACTCCTTTGATGTGATGTGAATATGTGTGGTGCCGTGCACGCCTTTGCATACGTGCCGGCCGCTTGGATACGGCTACGGCGGTCGGGACTGGACTCAGTCCTTGTCGGAATCCTTGCTCTTGTGCCAGCCCAGGAGCACGAGCCTCACGCTCATGAGCTGCAGGCTTTCCGAGTCGACGTCACGGAAACCGTCCTGATCGGAGGCGAGGGAATCCATGTCCTTCATCAGCTCGAGCCACTGGTTCTGCAGGTGTTTCAGCAGTTCGTCCATCAGAATTCACCGGTTTCCGGCATCTGTTCGGAACCCCCGTGGTATTGGGGTTGCGCCTGGTCGGTGACGGCGGTGACCGCTTCGACCGGCACGCCCAACAATGCGGCTATCTCCTGCGGGCTTTTGCCCACGGCCTTCAACTGGTTGACCTTCATCGGATCAGCCTGCTGCTGTGGCTGGCCGAGCTGTACCGGCTGGGCGGGTTGCTGCGGCTGCTGCTGTGCCGGCGGGTTCCATGGGTCGACCGGAGCCGGCGCATATCCCTGATTCGGGGCCTGCTGGGGCTGCTGTGGCGCGTACTGCTGCTGCGGGTATGTCGGCTGGGCTTGCTGCATGCCGGGCTGCCGGGGTTGGCTTCCGTTGACGAGACTGTTGACGCTGGAAGCGGGTTCGATGTGGAATTCGAACACCTTCGGCGGCTGGGGCGCGTCGCCCCGCTGGCCGAGACCCACGAACCGTTCCGTGATGGTGTCGCCCGGCTTCGGGATCTTCACGCCCGCCTGACGGCAGGCCTCGCGAAACGCCTTGAGCTGGATGCCCCAGCCTTTGATCCAGAGAGAACGGCGGCCGTCGTCGTCATCCACGCTCGGGTCGCGCAACTGGGTCTGGATGATGACGTGGATCTGCTCCTTCGGGCGTCCGTCGTTCCAGAAGGCGGGCTGCTTGGTCTGGAAGTCGTTGACCTGCGTGGTCTCGATTTTTTCGATGACGCCGGTCACCGAGTCTCCGGGCTGGCTGTTCGCGCCGAAGTACGCTTTGGCGCTGTTGCCGGCGAGCAGGTCGCCGAGCGAGCTTAACTGGGCGGGCTGTCGTTGGGGCTGCTGGTAGCCGTACCCCTGCTGCGGGTAACCGTACTGTGGTTGTGGTTGTCCGAACATTGTCGTGTTCCTTTCGTTGTTTTTACTTGGTGAATTGGTATTCGGATTCGATTAGGGGGATGAGTCGGAGCCACTTGTCGGGAACGTCCGGCCATGGCTTAGCGTCGAACTCGGGGAGCGCGCTCATGTCGGGCCACACGCGCCCCTTGCATGAGAAGCATTTGTCGGGGCCCGCCGCTGGCAGTTGCTTTATCCAGCTGTCGCGCACGTCGGGGCCCTCCGCCTGCTCCACGCAATCCATGAGGTTGACGAGCAGTTGGGCGCGGCTCAACGCCCATTTGCCGGGCTCCGGGTCGAACCTTGTCTCCCAAGGCAAAGCGTCGCCCAAACTGGTCTTGTTGCTGGGCAGGAAGTAAATGCAGTTGCGTTCCACCCGTTCGCCCTCGTTCTGCAGGCCCATGCCGTAGAGCGACGCCTGTATCCGGTATTGTTGCGATGGGCCGTGGGCCTTGACCTTGGTGACGGTTGTGTTGCCGACGTTCTTCCAATCGATGGTGCTATGGGTTTTGCGATCCCAGAGGTCGATCGAACCGGTGACGTCGTAGCCGCCGTGCAGGCCCTGCAATCGGCCTACGGTGACGCGATATTCGCTGCGCCAGCGCTCCACGAGTTCGGTCACGTTGTCCTCACTCGTGTAGAGGAACTGGTGCGCAGGATCCCTGTTCAGCTCGCGGAACATCTGCTCGAAGTGCTCGTGCACGCACGTGCCGATGAACGGCCGCCAACCCGGCGAACGACGCTCCGGCCAGCCCGCCAGTTTCGCCGCGAGGCAATGCACGCAATCCGTTCCCAGTTCGGATGGGCCTATCTCACGCTGCAGCTCACGCGGAGCGTTCTGGATATCCGCTTCGATGAGCTGGCGGATCTCCGGCCACAATCGTGGTTCCTCCATCGTGTCCGTCTTGGTTTTCGGCGTTGCCGGCGGCTTGTCCATATCGGGTGCCGACTGCGTCATGGGCGGCACGTCGACGGGTATCGCGTCACCCTGCTGTTGGGCTTGTGCTACGGCGAGAATGGCGTCATTCATGCTCATGGTTCTTCACCTCCTTCAAAAACTCGTTGATCTGTTTCCTAATGTCCGCCAACGCGGTTCTGCTGAGCCGTGTAATGGCCACCGCCTCGTCCGAATTGTCGAAGCGCAGCGTGTAGGTGCGGTCGCCGTCCTTCGCGATGGTTACCGGCATGCTGCCGAAGGCCATCGAATGCACGGGAAAACCGGTCTTGCCCTGCGCCTCCAGTTCGCGTATGGCCTTGTGGATGCGTCTGGCGACGGTGAGGCCCAGCTCGTCGAGCTGCTCGGAACGGATGACGTACAGGTCGTCGGTCAGCTCGTTGCCGTCCTCGTCGTGCAGGTCGTAGTCGGCGATAACGCTTTCCACGATCTGGGCGATGCCCAGGCTGGACAGTTCTGCGTTCATGAGACCACCACCGTCGGCTTGCCGCTCATCGCGTAATCGGCCACCGCGTCCGCCGACAGCAGCTTCTCCAACTGGCTGAGCGGCCGCGGCCGCAACTGGTAGGCTCCGGGATACTTGGTGGCCGGGTAGGCTTTTTCGAACGTGCCGGCGTTGATGCGGCGCGCGCCCGGCTTGACCTGCACCTTCAGGTTGCCGGCCTGGTAGGTGCCGACCGGATGCGAGTCGAGAATCAGGGATTTGAGATTGTCGATTTCCTCCTGTCGGCTGGCGATCTCGGCCTGCAGTTCGACGATGCGCGCCGCCTGCGCGGCGAACAATCCTTGGCGCAATTCCCCGTCCGGGTTCACGGCCTCCGTGGTTTCAATGGTTGACGTGTCATTCGCAGTCATTTGATGTGCCTTTCACGATGATTTGGGCGTGGGTGGGATACCACGCCGTCTGATGTTTGGTCTGGTTCGTGTGCCGGTTGCAGCAGGTGACCGCCTCGTCCAGTCCGGTGGGCTTGCCGAGCGGCCCGCATGTCCTGCAACGCGGCATCCAAAGACGCCGGTCAGGCATCATGACTGTCCTCGGAGGTGAGGCGCAGTCCGGCGATGACCTCCGCCGAAGCGTCCGGGTTGCACAGCAGCTTCGATATGGCCGCGCCTTCCTTGACGGTCAGTTGGGCGATGGCGATGGCCGACGTGACGGCCGTATGCTGCTCGTTGGTGAGCATGATCTTGTCGGACAGCAACAGTTTGGTCGCCCGGTCGATGAACGTGCTGGCCGCGTTCGTGATGCCGTTCGCCGTCGGCACCAGGGCCGCCAGTTCGAAACTCAGATCCTCGTCCGACACCAGCGCCTGCTGCACCATACGCGGCTCGTTGATAGGCTTGCTCATGATTGTTTCCTTTCCTTCGGCTCCCATTCGGGGAGCGGCTTGATACAGATATAGAGATGTGGCTCGTACTCATGCCCGCAACACGTGTATGGGTCGCCGCTCTTGCGTTTCCGGTATTTGCCTTTGGCTCCGTACACCCACAGGTCGGGCATGCGCTTGCTGGCATGCGATTCGACGACCTGCGCGTCATCCACGTAGGCGACGCCGTTCAGGGAGTCCAGAACCAGCTTCAATAGGTTGTCGAGATCCGGACGGCCGCGATGGCTCATCCAGAACTCCGCCTCCAAGCGCACGGGGCATTGGAACGGTTTCGCCTGCGGGTATTTCAACCGGAATTCCGCGAACAGGCGTTCCTCCGCCCTGACGGTGCGTTTCGGAGTGATCGCATGCCCGTTGTAGACGCGGGGCCTGCCCTTCGGCACCGGGTCGCCCGGCAAGCAGAGCGTGAACTCACTTGGCTGTTCCATCGCCGCCCCACTTCAACAGGATTCCCACGAACATGAGCGGCAGGATGACCGCCAATGCGAGCGAGCCGGTTATCATCCACTGCGGCGTACCCACCGGACTTGGGATGCGACTATGCGTGCCGGCGAAACCGACCAGCCAACCCTCGAAGAACGTGAGAGCCAGTAATACGGCCGATTTCTGCCCGTCCGTTAACCTCGGCCGGGGTCGGCGCATACGCTTCTTTTTGCGCAATGCTTCGATGCTCATTCCGCAACCTCCTTGCGCTTGCGTTGGATGGCACGCAGCAGGGTCAGCGACTGGCTGAGGATCATCGACGCCTCGAACGCCAACGGGTTCTCACCCAGCTCGAACAGCGCGTGTTCGAGAGAGCCGGCCGCGTCATGCACGTCACTGGCCACATCGACGGCGTGCTGCCACTGATCGACCGGATGGAACAATCTTTCCTCCACGGTGTCCTTGTCTGGATCGCACACCGGACAATCGCACTTGCCGGTTTCCGGCTGGCGCGTCTCCTCGTCCAACTCCTTCTCCAACTCAGCCTCTCCTCCCTCAAGCAGCTGCTCCATGAGCTCCTTGAATGACATTCCCTTCGGGATCTCGACGCCGATGGCGTGGATTCCGGTAATCTTGTGTCCTGACATCACTTGTTTTCCTTTCAATGTGATTGGTGATGTTGGTGCCGGCGTGAACCTTGGACAGTGCGACGCCGGCACCTCTTCCTTTTCTCCCGGTTTTGAATCCGGGAAACCCTTATTCGCCGTAGACCAGCTCCTTGCGGCTTATCGCGCACCGCCGGTCCCGGTAGTCGATGACCTCCTGTGGATTCCAAACGAGCCTGCGGCCTACGCGTTTCGGCGCGGGCGGATACCGGCCTCCCCACTTGTCGTGGCACGACCACACGTAGAGACTGCCCTTCGAGACACCAAGGAAGCTCGCCACCTTGGCGATCGGCCAGCCGTCAAGAGACGATTCGATTTGACTACCGGCCATCACGCACCCGCTTCCAAGTCAAGGGGAGTGCAGCCCAGATACTTCTGGATGAGGTACTGCTGGCCCTTGGGCGTGACCTTCGTCGTGAAGTTCAACGACACATGACCATCCGAATGGGCGATCGATGTTTCCTTGACCTCGAACAAACCCAGTTCCATGCTCTTCTGCGTCGGCATGTTCGGATTCCCGTTGCGCTTCATCAGGAAACCGTCCTCACGCAATTGCTTGAACAACCGGTTCTGGCCGGTCTTCACGCCGTTCTGTTTGAGGATCTTCGCCAATTCGCCGATCAGAATGCTCCTCTTGCTCGTGGCCACCGCGTCCGCGAACAACACCTTCGGCTTCTGCTCGTCCAACTGCTTCCGTTGTTCTTCGATGGTCTTCTGCGCGATGAGCACCGCGCGCGCCATCGTCTCCTCCGGGGTCTCGCCCTGGGGAATGTAACCGCCGGTACGACGGATCTGGGGCACTACCTCGTCGAACAGCCAATGCTCGAACTCGACCGCGCTGGTGAGCTTGCTGCTGGCGATGAGGCGGTACACGTCGCCTTCGGTGATGAATACCATCTGCTGGATTCCACCGGCCGTCTCAAGGGGTCTGCGAATCACCGACCCCTTGCAATGCTGCTTAACGGCATCGGCCGGGCGCTTGTATCCGAGTGCGGTGGCGACGTGCTTCGCGCAGAACAGCACCGTCCCGTTCTCGGCGGTCACCGTGGCGACCGGGTTGCCCCGAAACTCGAAGGGCTGTACATTGGATTCAGTCATTTTGGACCTTCTTTCAATCTGACATTCGCCGCCGCTCCAATCGGCGGCATTTTTTTGTGGCTAGAATCTGAGCCATGCGGAAATGGCTGGCGGACAACTGGATGGGATTGACGGCGTTGCTGCTGTCCTTCGACGCGGAACGACGCCTGTACCTCTCGACCGATTGGGGAGTGGATAAGACGGATGGGGACGGGTGGATACTGCGCAACAACGGGTGGCTCACCGAACGAGACATTCGGGTGACGCCGACTGGCGGCGCTATCGTCGAATACCGTGGAGCCTCCAAGCTCAAGCGCCATGAGTCCGGCACCGTCATCGTCGCGATGGTCGAGACCTCGAAATCGAGAGACATCCGCGTATCCTCGCGAAGAATCCTGTTCCGGCATTCCCGGATCCTGTCCCTATAGACCCCGGCCCGACATCCACGGGCTCGAGCCCACGGAGACAGAAATCGATGTCTTCCTTGTCGCAGACGACGAGTCCCGTGTATTCGACCCAGCATTTGCCGTCATCAAACACGCGAACCGTCATCGGGTGGCCGTCCAACCATCTGACACGATCCATGTCGATGCTGAGAATACGAATCAGCGCACGGGCCCTCTCACGTTCCGCGCCGCCAAGCCGGTAGGTCCTAACCATCACGCCACCGCCTTTTGATCGTCCAGAATGAACTGGTTGTTGAGGAAGTCGCTGGGCTGATATCCGGTGAGGTTGGCGAAGGCCTCGATGTCCGTGAGGGACAGGTCGACTTTGCCGTTGATGCGGCGCGAGACTACGTCGGCCGATTGGTTTGTTTGTTTGGCATAGTCCGCGACGCTGATTTTTCGTGCGGCCATCACGGCTCTGATTCGAGCCGCCGCTTGTTCGCTGAGCTTTGTCACGGTTGTCCTCCTTTGTGTTCCGTGTTTGAGCGACAGCTACAGTATGCACGTTATAACGTGCAGCATCAAGTGTCGGCGTGTCGTATTTACGCGCATTACTTTTCTTTTACGTTACTGCGACATGCATTCAATTGCGTGTTAGCGTAAATACGCGCTATAGTAGGGCAC